GCTTTAATGGCTCTATCTTGTAATTGTGATAATGACCTATCTCTACCTTCTAATATGTCATTTATAGTAAAATCTCTAACATATTGATTGTAAGGATTCATATAAGGGTCTAAAGAAGTATCTGCTAGTGTTACTGGGTCTAATAACCCTGGCTGACTAATTCTTTCAATATCAAAACCTCTTTCTAATACTTCCCTTGCTGTAATGTCATTTGGGTCTGCAACTCTTTCACCTGTTACATCTCTTGAACTGACCATTGTTCTAGCTATTTCACTAGGTAAGTCAATAGTTCCAGCCGTAACATCTCTTGAAGATACATCTTGAGGTGTATAGTTTGCGGCCGTTGACATACGACCATATAAATCATCTAGTCTTTGTGTTTGTTGAAATGGTTGGTCTTTGCTGTAAACATAAGAACTTAACAAATTTTCGCCTATTCCTGTTTCTCTACCAGGAGCGGCGAATCTAGGGTCTGTATATTCTTCATATTCTTTTAGTTGTGTCTTTGTTCTTGCAACTGGAAAGCCAGAAGAATAATCATAAACTTGATTACCTTGTGCATCTAAGACAGGAACAGTTTCCGTTATGGTGCCTTTACCTAAGTTAAAGGTTTCTTGCATCATCTGTCTGATTGCAGGGTCTAACTCTGAACTTTGACTGCCTTTTGATTTAGCCATTTTATAACTCCTTGTCTAATGTAAAGAAAGTTGGATTATAACCAACATCTTTAAACTGTCTTTGCCAACCTTTACGACCAGTTAAAGTTGTATATTTGCAACCTACTTCTCTTGCTTTATCTTCTAATATTGGCATTAACTCTTTAATTTCTTCTGTATGACCACCAGCTAAAAAGCCGTGTAAATTATAATACTGTGGAAATACATGAACTTCAGTAATAATGAAGGAGTTTCCAAGAGTATGAAAAAACATTTCACCTTTGGCTATACTTTGTCTTACATCATCAAGAGTATGACTGTTCTTTCCATAATCTAACGCTTTCTGTATGCTTTCGCAACATTTTTCAAAATTTTCTATATTCATATCGCACTCGCTGTTATATTGCCTGAATTATCTACTGTTATATTATATCGTGTTCCGTTAGGAGATTTCAGGATTAATCGCCCATCGTTAATGTTTATATCTGTATCTTTCTTAAAATTTTTTTTATCTTCTTGTTCTAAAGTATTGTTTGTTTGTTGAGCGATACTTGAATTATATTCTGGCGATGGAAGTGGTAATCTCATTATCCTCTACCTCCACCTGCTCTTACGAACATCTGCATATTACCTACTCTCCAATCTGTGTTTCTTGCAGTTTCAACTCTAAATTTAACTTCTCTAGCAGTAAATCTTACATCTGTAGGATTGGCTAAGGTAAAAGAACCACTGCTAGGATATGTTGTTTCTGTTCCTGTAGGGTAATTTCTAACTTTAAATTTAGCAGAAACATCTCCTAATGTTTTTTCATCTGGTATTATTTGTAAAACATTCATTAATCTTCCGTTAGGTTGGTCTATTTGATAAGGGCCTGATTCAGCAAAAACTCCTGCTGATTCGCCTGTATATGAATATCCTGTTTCATGTTCGTATAATTTATAATCAGCACCAATCATCATGGGGTTTGTAAATGTTCCTCTATCTTCTGCACAAGTTCTAGCTAACTCACCAACAATCCAATGATTTTCTTTATAGTTCCAAGCAACATATCTGTTATTTTCTGTGCTATCAGAACTAGGATAAAACCACCATATTTCTGAACTTTTAGAATTATTAAATCCATAAACTTTACTTTTTTGACTAACATTGTAATCACTAAAGACATAATCACTTACATCACTTGGAAGTGGCTTTACAATGCCATCAAATATAAAAAACTGTCCGTCTGAAAACCAAGCGGCAAAAGTATCAGTTGCAACAACACTATTTGTTGAAACAACACCACAATTAGAACCGACTCTTTCAAAAGAATACACAAATGGTAAACCTACATAAGTGGCTGAATACGCATCAACAGTTGATAGTATTAATATTTGACCTTTAACTCTTACTGCTGTTTGTAGCTTTCCATTACCATTAACATTAAAGCTACCAGATTGATTTGTTGCTGAAGGTGTCCAATCAGTATTATCTTCTAAATCTGACCATTGAACTTTTTTCGGGTCACCACCTGCACCAAGAACCATTAATGCTCTTTCTTCAGTTACAATTAGAGATTGTATGCTAGTAGGACAGTTAGAAATTAATTGGGCTGGTGTTGCTGAATTTAATTGCCACTCATAGGCTTTTCCGTCTGTTGTGCTACAACCAACTATATATTGCCCCCAATTATCTAAAGACCAAGTTGTGCAAGGTTGAAACAAACCGCTATCAGGTCTTTGTGTTCCATAATTAGATGAACCAAAAGTATAATTACCATATCCTACACTTTGCGTAGCATCATCTGTTCCTGTAGTAAAACCAGCTGGAGTTATGTCGTATTGTGTTCCGTCAATAGTGTAAGCATAAAGTTTATTAGAAGTTCCTACAGCCAATCTTCTGTTACCAGCGTTATCAATCCAAGACAACATTCGTCTAGCTTTTCCTGTTGTTGTAGCTGTTCCAAACTGACTCCAACCTTTAATTGGTTGCATAGCATTATTATTCCAACGAACTAAATTACAATCATGCCAACGACCTTTTGATTGTAGTTCAGTTCCGTTCTTATAAACTCCACTTGGTATATCTAATTCAACATAAGGCATTATTCTTCACCTCTAATATCTTTTAATTTAGTTACTTCTTGTTCTAACATTTCTATTTTCATATCTTGTCTAGCGTCATCTGGTAGGCTACCCATCTCACCTCTTGGCCATTTAATTCTAAATTCACTATTTAACTCTATGTCTTTCATTTGTAAGTCAAGTTCATGTTCTATGAAATTTAGTCTTTCAGAAACGCCAAAATAGCCCCATACTGCTACTGCTACTGTTCCAATTATAGCAATTAAATTTCTTAGTGGTATCGCTATGACTGAATTATCTGAAACTTTTAAACTTTTTTCTACCATTATTATCTCTCAATCAAATATAATATTTCAGATATTTTCATGGCTGTTGCTTTAGTCGTTTTTAAGTCTGGTGATGTATCGTTTTGATAAGTAACTAACAAAACACCCCAAGCATCTTCTGAGGACATGATAGGACACGCTGTATTGACTACATCTCTATCTAAAGAGGTGCATTGACTTAAAACAAAATGACCAATCACATATTCATCACCTTCCATAAAATATCCTGTTGGCAATAAATCTTCGCTGTTTCTAGGTTCGTTATACAAAGGCACTATATTTCGTGCATCTATCCAATCATATAACCATACTGATTCAATATCTCTATTTGACCTTAGAAGTTTAGTAATTAAATCTTCTACTTTAACTTTTTTCTCAGGGTCTTTTTCATACACTTCTACTATTGGAATCTCATTATCTTCTTCAACACCAAGATTAAGATATTGTTGAAAGCCTATATATCCAATTACAGCTACAATTATAAGACTTGTAATCTTCATAACAAAAGCTGACCAAGATTGTTCTGGTGATATTATTCCTTTTATTGCATCAATAATTTTATCCATTATATTACTTTCTCATTTTCTCTATTGCTCTACTTGAGAACCAAAAACATACAACTGAACTTAAAATACCAACATCTGTTTCTGAATATATTTCTGGTAAAAACTCATGTAAATCACCACCATTTTGATACACTTGCACAACAGCTAAAGTCTTTGCAGTTAAATACAATCCTAATATTGCAAAAGTAACTGTAGGTCTTACAAGACCACTTAAATTAACTATCCATTTACTGGCATTGTTTTGAATTGTTTGACTGTGTTGATACACACCTGCTACTTCGGCTTCATCTGCCCTTGCTTTAGCTACTGTTATTTTATGTTTAGCGGCCATTTCCATTAAAGCTAACTCATGTTTTTGCGAACTTTTTTGTTTAAAATGGTCAAGCACGGCTGGTAAACCTGAACTAGCAAAACCTAATAAAGAGCCAATTAAACCGAACATGATTCTAAACACCTCTCAAAACTTTGTTTCATTATAGACTTATCGTAAAAATGTGCTTCAGATAATTTATGTGTTTTTGTTTTTATTTCATCAACTAGCTTAAAGATTACTGTTTCATGGTCTGAACCAAATAAAGCGATAATATCTGCATCTTCTTTTGTATATTTTCTTTTTTCACCACCAATGTTAGTAGCAAAATTATATCTAGGTTTACCACCTTTTTTTCTATTGTAATCTCTTGAGAGAGCAGATTTTACTTGAATACGAATAGGTCTGCTTTTGTAATTAACAATTACATCATAACCTTGCGTATCAACAAAAGCTGTTTGATAACCAAATTTTTCAAGAATATAGCACACAAACAATTCTCCTATTCTTCCTTTTTGTCTATTGTTATTCCCCAAGCATTTTTCCAAACATTGTGGCGGCGGCAGCCGATATACCACTAGCCGTTAAAAAGATACCTATAACAATACCTTTACCTGACTTCATTTGCCCTTCAAGAGAATCAAGTCTTGTGTTTAATCTTGTTACTTGCTTTTCAAGACTTTCGACTGCTTCTATTAATTTGCCTTGTTCAAGTTCAGATAGACCACTCATAACAATTACTCGTCATGGTCGCAGTCATAATGAACATTGTTAAAGTTTAAAGCTAAAATCTTTAATACTTTTTTAGCGTCATCTGGTAAAAGACTTGTAGGAACAAAGCTACATACTAAAGATGATATTGTTACCACACTTGTTAAAATTAATAATAGTATAGACATTTAAACTCCTATTCGTCTGGTTGTTCTGGGAAATCAATATAAGGAAATCCTGATTGCTCTGGGAAATCTCTTAATGATTGTCTGTATGATTCCATTTCTTCAGATAAAGTTCTATCAGTAAGAGCGTAATGGTCTGTATTTTTTAACAGTTCATCTCGTTCTCTCCTTTTACTTGCCTCATCTGAAAATTTTTCATCATCTGTCTTACTTTTTACAGACCAACCTAAACTCCAATTTCCGTCTGCATAAGAAGGGGCATCATCTACTACAGCCCTTTTATCATTGGAAACTTCAGGTCTAGCTTCGTTAGAAACAGGATAAACTTTATATGATTGTAAAAGTGAATCCGTTATTTCACTAGGAAAGCTAGTGTTAGGATTGTCTGTTTTAAGTTTTTGAATAGAGTAAGGGTATTCATCAATAACACCTCTACTTTTTTCTTTAACATGACTCATTTTTTTCTCCTTTGTTTTAATTAATTAACTAACATTTGAACCAGAATATAACTTAGTCCAAACAGCATCTTCTCTTAAATTACAATATTTATGGGGTTTGTTGGCGTGTTCTACAGGAAAATCAAACTCTATTGTAGAACCTACTTGTCCGTTAGTTGCATCAAGAACACGAATTTCCCACCTTTGATTGCTTGTGGCAAAATTAGGACACCACATACCGACATATCCATTATCATTTATTCTTCTCATATTTATACTTGGAAGTTCGTAATTAGTAGTAGGTGTTCCTGTATAAATGTTTGCAGTTGCTCTGTAACAAACATCTGAATAATCTGTGTTATCTCCACCTGACGCATAAGACATTGATTGACCACTACTGTAGGTAGTTCCTGTTTCAACATAACCAAGATTATATGCGACTGCACTATAAGGTACATTGTATAATCTAATAA